GTGAACGTAGTCCCCCAAGGACACAATCTACCGGAAGGCGTAGTGCCTTACGGTACCGTGTTTGCTGATGGCGAGCAGGTCGAGAATCATACCGATAAGGAAGTTGTGGGTTCTATCGGTGAACTTATTGAGGGCGTCGTTCCGGCTACGTCTTGGCGGGGTGTGTAATGAACTTGGATGAAATGATGACGGTCGTTCGGGACCAGGCGCAGACCGATAGTGTCGATGCGCCTGACGGACTCCTCACCTTTTATGCCCGTTCGTCCTATCAGGACATTCAGTCCCGTATCGGCCAGTGGCCGCATCAGCGGGAATCGTTCACCCACATGACGGTTGCGGGAACCGCAAGCTACCCGTTCTCTACGTTCTCTCCAAACACGATGGAATACATTGTGTCGGCTACGGTCCCCGACCATGTGCTTTGGCCCATGTCGAGGGACGAGTACCGGCAGGTGACTCGTGATTCAACATCCACGGGTACCCCTACCCATTATATGGTTGATGGAGGTGTCGTCTGGTTGTGGCCGACTCCGGCTGCTGCAACACAGTTGGCTCTTTCGGGTTACTCGGCTTTCGCTGAGTGGCCCGGAGGGGCTGCTGCTGAACCCGATTTGCCGAGAGGTTTCGATACCGCCATCGTTTTCTTCATGATGGCCCGCTACTACCAGGGTCAGGAAGATTTGGAACTGTACCAACAGTACATGCGTGACTATGAGATCACGGTACAGAACCAGATTGAGAGAGCTATGCGGGGGACCGACATTTTCATGGGGCCGTCGGTTAAGGGATCTGGTTTCGGTTCCGGTATCAGCGAGTCCGCATGGATGCGTAAGAACGTAGAGGGATAGTATGCCTGCACCGAGTCGTGAGGTTTCTTATCTGAGGAAGTTTGACGGCGGGCTTAACCTGACTGACCAAACACAGTCTTTGCTGCCTGAGCAGTCACCTGATTGTTTGAATGTCGATTTCGGGGTCCGTAAAGGGTTTATGTTGCGTGGCGGGTTCCGCCATCAGGAAACGGATGCCTCGTTGGACGGGGCACGGTTTTTGGCTGAGGCTGCCGATAGTGGTTCAGTTTTATTGCATTCGGCTGCCGGGGATCTGCTCGATTGGGACGGCGCCACCCTGACTGATACGGGTGTGGATGTCACCGAGTTTGATAAGCGGGTCCGTCAGGCTTCCCATAACGGCGTCGCCTATATGGCGAACGGCCGTTTCACGACTGATTCGACTGCCAACATCGTCATGAATAAGTGGGATGGTGCTACTCTTACGGCTTTGGGCAACAACTGGGACGAGGACCATGTGTCGCCTTCCGGCAGCAATATGCCGAAGGCGTCGTTCATTCAGGAATGGCGGGGCTACATGTGGGTGGCTGCCACTTACGAGGATGGCGCCTACCATTCGTCTCGGCTCCGGTTTTCTCACATCCAGTTCCCTGAGTCGTGGAGTGTTGACGACTATTTCGATATTGGTGACGCTTTGGGTTCGGTGGAACCCATCACGGGTCTTCATGCGTTCCAGGACAAACTGGTTATTTTCAAAAAGGGTGAGGTGTGGGTGCTGTCGGGGCACGATGTCGATTCTTTCGTGTTGAACCCGTTGACGAACTCTTCGGGCACTTGTACTTGTGGGGCTGCGGATTCGAACTCTGGTGTCCTGTACTGGTTTTCGACTGACGGCCAGTTGATGGCGTTCAATGGGGAGGGTGTTGTTTCTCTGTCTCAGCCGATCCAGTATTGGTCTGACATTGGAAAGATTCAGCATGGTGGCGCCCATCGCCTTATGTGGCAGGATGGGCGTTTGTGGCTTTCGTTGGAGGCCGGTCCGGCCGCTACCGAAACTCGGCTGCTGTTCATTTGGACTCCCTCGGCTAAGGCGTTCACCCGGTATGACCGGGAAGTGACGGACATGATTTTTTGGAAAAAGATTGGTTCGGATGCTGACCCGTTGTTTCTCGATTTGGATGACGAAAACATTTACCGGTACGACCAGTCTTACGAATACGATTCCGATGACGTTGATGCGGTCAAACGCATCGACGGCTATTACCGTACCGCCTGGATTTCTGAGGGTGAGACTGCCACTAAGAAGCGGTGGAAGCGTCCTCGTGTGACTGCGGCCGCTACGTCGGCGGCTACGATCCAGCTTGAAGTTTTCCATGACATGCAAGATTTGGACCCCAAGCGTCAGGTCCAGTTCCCGATTGATGTTGCCGAGTCGGCGTCAGTTTGGGATACATTAGAGTGGGATACGGATACTTGGGCGGGGTTCACGGAGGAAACGTATGCTTTTCAGCGTACGCCTTCTGCCGGGTCTGCTTATGCCGTGTCGTTCAAGTTTTCGTCTGCCGACAATATGGGTCGTTGGTGGGTTGACAGCATTGCTACCCCGTTCCGTAGAAAGCAGGTCCGATAATGGCCGCAGCATCGACGTTCGCTTGCGGCACCTGCAAGTCGGAGTCGGAAGATTTTTCAAAAAGCCAGCAACGCAACGGGGGCCGCTGTCGGCCCTGCAACAAAAGTGTTGCTAAAGCCTGGAGGGAAGCGAACCCCGAGCAGTATGGAAGGGTCAGCCGGAACGCCACCTACAAGCGCAAGTACGGCATCACCCTTGATGAGTACGATGCGATGTGGAGCGTTCAGAACGGGACTTGCCTCATCTGCGACGAGCACCACGACCGGCTGTTTGTAGACCACGACCACGCTACAGGCGAGGTCCGTGGCCTGCTCTGTAATCAATGCAATCTCTGCTTAGGACACGCCAGGGATACCCCCGAACTGCTGCGTAAAGCAGCGACCTACCTAGAAGGAGCCTAAGCTATGGCAGCGGCATCAGTTACTAATACATTCACGGCTTTGTCGCCTGCGGTTGCCTCCGAGGTCAACCGCAACTTCACTGATCTTGTCGATTTTTCTAACGACAGCACTGTTCACCGTGACGGCTCTAAGCCGTTCACCGGTGAGGTGTCGATGGGTTCTTTTAAGATCACTAACGTTTCGTCTGGTGTGGCAGCCAATGATGCGGTAAACGTCGCCCAGTTGGGCGGCGCTTTGCCTGCCGGGTTTATCGGTATGTATGGTTCGGATGTTGCTCCGTCTGCTGCCTGGCTTTTGTGCGATGGTGCAGCCTATTCTCGTTCTTCGTATTCTGATCTGTTTGCTGCTATTGGTACTGCGTACGGTGTCGGTGACGGTGCCACTACGTTTAATGTCCCTGATATGGGGGCCAAGTTCCCGTATGGCGCTACGGCGGGTTCTACGGGTGGCTCTAACGATGCCGTCGCTATTGCCCATACGCATACGATGGGTACTCACACGCACACGATGCCGTCGCACAGCCACACGGCCAACCACAACCACACGGCGACTACGGGGTCGGACGGCTCGCACTCCCACACCATCCCTCTCTATAACAACATCGGTGCAGACGGTGCTAGTGGGGCCAATGCTTCGTCTTCTTCCTTTGGATCGCAAGTCTCAACCAACACGGGCGGGGACCACAGTCACTCCGTCACGGTTGCCACCAAAAACTTCTCGACCTCCTCGGTGGACCCTGGCAACACGCACGCCACCGATCCGGGCGACACGAATTCTTCCGGTGTGTCTGGGACTAATCTGAATCGTCCGGCCTTTGTTGGCGTCAACTTTATCATCAAGTCAGGACTTTAAATTATGGCGTACGGTACACCGACATACGATTATGAGCAGGCCCGTGGCGGGCTGGCTAAGACGAAGGCGATCACTGACCAGTCAAACGAGTTTGGTCGTTTTCTTGGTCAGGAACGGTTCCGTAAGTCGAAGGAAGATATGGGTACCGATTTTAAACAGAACTTCCCGAAGGTCGGGGGTTCCTATAATCGGCGTGGTATCTGGAATTCGGGTTTGCGTAAGAAGGGGCAGCGTACTGCTGTTAATGCTACGAACAAAAACTTCCGCCGGTTGGCTGAGGCGCAGGCCACCGAGGATGCCCAGTGGGATATGAGACAGGCGTCTGATAACGCAAATTATGAGGCCGAGTTGTTGGCTTTGTATGACCGTATGCAGGCTAGTAGAGCAGCGGGTTACGACCCGTATGCGGGACAGAGGTAACGTTATGGCTGAAACGTATTTGGAACGGAAGGCTAGGGAGCAGCGGGAGAATCCTCAGCCCGTCAACGACGGACGGGGACGAGACCCGTACGATATGGTTACGAATCCTGATGTTTGGGTTGGGGGCGTTCCTGATACATGGGAAGCCGATGGCGGTATCCGTGCCGCTGAGGCTGCCGCTGGCGGCAGGATCGAATTCCCTGGTCTCGGTACCGGCCCGTTGGGGCTTATTCCTCCAGGTTCAAGCAATAACAGCGGCGGCAGCCCCCGACGCTATAGCGGCGGTGGCGGCGGTGGCGGCGGTGGCGGCGTTTCTGGGCCGTCGCAGCAAGCAATTTTTGACCGTGAGAATGCGTGGCGGGAAGAGGACCGTGCCAGAGATAATTTGTGGCGTGAACAGGACCGGGCACGGGCCGAAGCGCATAGGCAGCAACAGATCGCTGCCTATGACGCTTACGACGAGTCCATGCGGGGGCTTTACACTAAAGCAAATGTTGATGCCCAGTTCGATCCTCTTGTCGGCAGTGTAAATACTGCCGCTTCGGAAGGTACCGCCCGTCTCGGCGGTATCACGGACGCTATGATGCAACGTGGAGTGCAGTCCCGGTCGGCTGTTGCCGACGCTTTCAATGCTGGCGATCAACGTCTTCAGGATTTGCGTGCCCAGTACGGGCAGCAGCAGACCAACACGGCTGGCGGGTTCAACAGTATTCTGTCCGGCATGGGTGTCACTGGCGGTGTAGATCCCGATTCGGGCTACATGGACCGTTTGTTTGCTAATGCTCAGGCAGGGAATGTTCGGGCAGGGACGATCTTTGATGCGTCCGCTGCCGACCGTGGCGCTTTGGTTGGCGGCTTGCAGGGCGATGTTTCGACCGGCATGACCCGTGATAAGGCTGCGTTGCTGGCGAGGGTTGCGGGGCAGCGTGCCGCTGCACAGCAGCAGTCTGATTCGGCGTTGGCGCAGGCGTTGGCTCAGTCCGGTATTGCCCGTGGGCAAGTCTAAGGAGTTTTTGAAAAATGTCTGATACTTATGTTCCAACACCTTGGGAAGACCCGATGCTTGACCCTTGGATGCAGGGGTTGCCGACCCAGCAGGACATTTTTGCGAATGAGTACGGGCAGGGTTTCAACGGGGACCAGGGCGATGTCGATGACAACCTGGATGCGTTGAAAGAATATTTGAAGATGCACCAGAAGTTTGTTCCTGATGTGATTCCGGGCCTCCCGGAGTGGGTGGATGCTCCTGATACGTCGGAGCCTGTTTATCGTTCCGATTTTGTTGAGACGTATCGTAATGATCCGTCTTACAACCAGGTTTACACGCTTGTCAATGAGCATGGCTTTGGGTTCGATGAGGCGGTAGCTGCCGTTTTGGGGATGGCTGAGGAGCAGGGCTGGGCCATGCCGATGGAGCTGGACCAGGGCGACCGGTTGATGAACTATGATTCGCTCGGCAACCCGATCGTTCAGAAAACTCTCGATCAGTACAATGCGGAGCAGGAGTGGATTGCGGCTGGCGGACCAGTCGATGACAACGGGGTGCCACGCAGGCGTGGCGACAACAGTGACCCGGACGATCCGTTGGCCGGTTTCGATTATCAGGCTCCACCGAACTATAATGAAGCTTTGTTTGCGTCGAATGCGCTAAAGTTTTTTGAGGGGAAGAACGAAGAGAACCGGTCCCAGTCGGACCGGGATGCGGCTATTGCGAAGTACGAAGATTTCCATGCCCCCCGTTTCTCTTTCGATGTGAAGGGGGCGTTGGAGGGGGGCGGCAAATTTGCTGGCCGAACCAACTATTCGCCCGCACCGCCGCCGCAGGGGCTTGGCCCGGTGGCTGCTGGCGGGTTCGATCCGAACTACAGCCCGCCGCAGGGGCGGCGTGGACCTGTCGCTTCGGGCGGGTTTGATCCCAATTACAGTACGAGAGGCGGGCTTGTCGGCCCGCCAGCCCCCGGCGGGCCGGTGCCGCCAAGTATCCCGTCTAGTCTTGGCGGGATGAACCGTCCGCACGCTGCCCTCAACGATTTGCCGGGAAGCCAGAATAGATATGGGACTGCCCGTCAAGGGTACCTGCCTGCTCCCACCAGGTCTCAAAGTTCTGAGGACCGTGAGCGTTACGAGAGGGATAAGAAGGCTGCCGACCGGACAAATGCTGCGAATGCCGCCTCCTCCGAGAAGTTCAATGAGGCGTATGATCGTCGCATTAGGGAACTTGCGGCCGAGCGGGCGTTGCCGTCTAAGGCCCAGCAGAACAGTAGCATGATTGACAATTTCCTGGCGTCCATTGCTTACGGTGGGGGCCAGTAAATGGGGATGCTTGACGACATTAGGGCTATTGCCCGAGAGCGTGAGAACTATGACCCTAATTTGACTGGGGTGGCGCAGACTCGTCTGCCTCCACGGTTCCAGGCGCCGTCTAACGGTCCTGGAAGGCCGTCTAACGAGCGCAGTGCCGGTTCTGGCACTCTGTCCCCTCGGGAGGTTCAGGAGTACAGGGACGCCGCTGTACGCCGTCAGCAGCGTTACAATTCGCCGTCGCCGTCTGCTCCCGCAGAGACGGGCGGGGAGGGTTCCAACCCGTTGGGTGCTATCGGCTCTGCTGTCGGCGGCGCCTTTATGGGCGCCTTGGATTTCGCTGACAAGGGACGCCAAATCTATCAGGGT